AGGAGACCCGCGCCACTCTCCGCCATACCCCCCCAAACGGGTGGGAGTACGAGACGTTCGATCCCGAGACGGTGGAGGCCGTCCCATGGTTGGCGGATCTCGTGGACATTCCTCCCGATGCCTCCTGGCCCACGGCCATGTCACCGCCTCACCCGGACGCCGTGGGGTCGATTGGGGCCGAGGCTGAGACGTGGATCTCCGAGAACCTCGGAATGACGCTCCGGTGGTGGCAGCGGTTGGCCACCCGGCGGCAACTAGAGGTCAACGCGGCCGGGGATCTCGTCTGGCAGAACGTCCTAGAGTCCACGCCCCGCCGGGCCGGTAAGTCCGTGCGGTTGCGGGCCATGGCGTTATGGCGGACCGCCCACGCCGAGGCGTTCGGGGAGCAGCAACTAGTCCTCCACACCGGCAAGGATCTGCCGATATGCAAGGAGATCCACCGGCGGGCGTGGAGGTGGGCCGAGGCCCAGGGGTGGGGGGTTCGTCGGCAGAATGGCAACGAGGAAATAGAGGCGCCGGACGGCTCCCGGTGGATGGTCCGCGGCCGACAGTCGGTGTACGGCTACGACGTGACGCTGGGCATGGTGGACGAGGCGTGGGACGTAGAACCGTCGGTGGTGGACGAGGGGCTAGAGCCCGCCATGCTGGAACGCCTACAGCCCCAATTGCTTTTGACCTCGACGGCCCACCGGCGGGCTACGCCCCTCATGCGCCGCCGGTTCGCCGCCGCCCTCGACGGGTTGGGCGAGGAAACCCAAACCCTGCTCCTGTGGTGGGGGGCACCGGCGGGGGCGGATCTCACGGACGAAGCGGCATGGCGGGCCGCGTCCCCGCACTGGACCGAGCAACGCCGCACGATGATCGCCGGGAAACTCGACCGGGCCCTACGGGGCGAGGCCGACCCGGACGCGGACGATCCCGACCCGCTAGAGGGGTTCCGGGCTCAGTACCTCAACGTCTGGCCCGCCGCCGCCCTGCCTCGGTCCACGGCGCCGGTGGCCGCGGTGGGGGACGCCGAGTGGGCCGCGCTGGGCACGTTCACGCCCACCGGGGAGCCCCTGGCGGCCGGGGTCGAATCGTGGTTCGGGGCGGGCGTGTCGGTGGTCCTGGCGTGGAGGTTGGGGGACGCGGTGGGCTTGTCGGCCCATGGCTTTGACGACGTGCCCACGGCCGGGGCGTTCGTGGCCGCCTCGGGCGCCGGGCTGGTCCTGGCCGGTAAGTCGATAGCGAATGACCCGGCCCTAGCGGGGGCGGTCCCGTCGGGGGCCACGTCTCGGGCCGCGGTTGCCGAGTTGCGCCGGTTGGTGGACGACGGGGCCGTGTTTCACGACGGCGCCGCGGTCCTGGCGGATCAAGTGCTATCGGTTCGGACGGTGCCGGGCCCGGAGGGGCCCCGGTTGCGGTCCTCGGGGCGCATGGACGCCATAAAGGCCGCCGTTTGGGCGGCCGGGGCCGCCCGTACCGCGACAGAGGTTCCGGCCGCGTTCTAGGCCCCTTACGGGCCCCGCCCTACGATGCCCACATAGGCCAGTGTCGGCCGCCCCTCCCCGTGTCCCGTACCGCCCCGAGGATCGCCCATGCCGACGCCGCGCCGTTCACGGATTTTAGAGCGGGCCGCCTACGCCCGGACCCCTAACTCATTCCTTGTCAACGATCCCGACGGGTTCCCATCGGACTACCCCCCCGCCATGTGGTGGATGGGGCTGGACTCGGGGGGCGGGGCGTACCCCATCGGTCCGAACGGGCCGAACCGAACGGGGCCCGCGGTCCCGGTGGTCACCAGGGCTACGGCACTCATTACCGGGCCGCTCACGGTGGCCCCGTACCGCGTGCTGGAGGACTCCTACGGGGGCCGCCCCCTCGGGCGCCCGCGGTGGATAACCGACCCCATGCTGGTGCGCCCCGATGACCGGGTGGGCGTGCAAGCCAACCCGGCGACGCTCCGCCTCGTCCGGTCCGCGTTTTGGGCCGAGTGGGTTCGGTCCGCGATTTGGTTTGGCCTGGGCGCGTTCGTGGCCGCGGTGGACGAGGCCGGGGGCCCGGTGGCCGGGACGCTACGGATCATCCACCCCCTGGCGCTGGAAACGGTGCGGGTGGAGGGGCAGGCCGTCGGCCCCGCCGTGGACCCGCCGCTCTGTTGGGCCGTCGGCACGGGGGGCGCCTATCCGGCCGTGTTCGACCGCGACGGATACATAGACCTGGGGCCGGTCCGGTACCGAATCACGGTGCTACGCAACCCGCATAGCCCCGTGGACACCGAGGGCATGAGTGCCGGAGTGTTCGCCATGTCGCCGGGCGCGTTCACCCTGTCCGGGCAACTAGAGACCTACCAAAGCGGCCAATTCCGGGGCGGGGTGCCTAACGGGTACCTCAAAACGTCGGTGCCGGGCATGACCCAGACCGCCGCCGACAAACTCAAAGCCAAGTGGCTGGAGAACCACGGCGGGGACCGCCGGTCCATCGCCGTCCTAAACAGCACAACGGAATTCGTGCCGATCAACCTATCCCCGGTGGACGCCGCGCTAGATCAGGTCAAGCGGCTGAACGTGGCAGACGTGGCCTACGCGTTCGGGCTCGACCCCATGACGTTGGGGGCCGGGCTAAACAACTCCGCCACCTACACCAACCTGCGCGACGCGTGGGAGAACCACCGCGATTTCGGCCTGGGCCCGTGGATCGCCGCCGTGCAGGACACCCTCTCCGCACTCCTGCCGGGCTCGCAGACCGTGACCGTCAACCTCGACGGGTTCGCCAATCCCGGCCCGGCGGAACGGTTCGCCGCCTACACCACCGCCCTGGCCGCGGGGATTCTGACGCTGGACGAGGTGCGGGCCCTAGAGGGGTTGCCACCGCTAGAGAGTGGGAGTGTGAGTGCGCCGTGAGCGGTGAACTAGAGACACGGTTGGGCGGGGTCCAAACCCGCGCCGCCACCATTGAGGCTTACGACGCCGACGAGGGAACCGTCCTGCTACGGGCCGCGCCGTATGGCGTGGAGGCCCGACTGGATGCCGAGTTGTGGGAGTCGTTCGCCCCCGAGGCGTTCGCCCGCGCCGCCGAGGCCCCGCACCGGGTCAAGTTGTGGCACAACCACTCAACGGCCGGGGGCGCCCTCGTGGGGCACGCCCGGACGGTGGAGGACAAGCGCGACGGAGTGTGGGTCCGGGCCAAGTTTTCCAACACTCTGGCCGGGCAGGAGGCCCGCGAGTTGGCCGCCGACGGATCGCTGGATGAGTGTTCGGTAGAGTTCCGCGCCGATCCCGGCTGGTGGACCGTGGCCCGCAAACGGGACGGGCTCCACGTCCGGCACGCCCGCGCCCACCTGTTGGGGGTGGCCCTCGTCCCGCACGGCGCATACGGGGCCGCGGCCTATGTCGCCTCGGTCCGCGGGGCCGACGAGGATCACGCCCGTGAGTTGGTCCTGGCGCGACTACGGGCGTTGACGGCATAGCGGGCGGGGTGCATCGTGGGCCGTAAGCGGTTTTGGGACCCGTTGCCGGACCCTCGGAGCACCTCGGGGCATCACCGACACAGGCGAACACCCCCGTGAGCGAATAGCCATGCTCACCCAAAGGGGTTAGGCCGATGACCACCGCCGTTCTAGACGCAATCCGTACCGAGCGGGATCAGGCCCGCGCCGCCGCTATCGCCATTGCCGAGGGCGAGAATTTCAACCCGGACGATCCGAATTTTGTGGATCTCCAGGCCCGAGCGGAGAACCTCGACCGCCGGGCGGGCACTCTGGCCGCCCTCATGGAGCAGCAGCAGGCCGCGGACGCCCTCGACGGGCGCCTAGCGAACGCAACCCGCCGCCGCGTGGACACCGACACCCAGACCCGCGAGGTGTCCGTGGGTGAGGCGTTCGTGAGGTCCGACGCCTACACCGGCTATTCGTTCCGGGGCACCTCGGGCCGGTTCTACGTGGACGCCGACGAGATCCAGACCCGCGCCCTGCCCACCGGCGTGGCCGACCTGATCGCCGCGGGCTATAAGGGCGCCCCCCTGCGGGTGGACACCACCCCACCGAGCGCGCCGACGCCCCTACTCGATTCCATGTCCAGCGTCACCGTGTCCGGCAACGCTATCGAGTATGTGGCCTGGACAAAGGTGGCCGGGGGCCCCGCAAAGGTCGCGGAAAAGGCCCCGAAACCGTCGGTGGAGTTCGCCCCCGTCGTGACCCCCGCGACCCTCGACACCATCGCGGAATACACCCAACTCACGAGGCAACTACTGGAGGACGAGGCCGCCGCCCGGACCTCTATCGAGAACCTCATGCGGTTCGACATTCTCCGGGCCGAGGAAGCGGAGGCCGCCGCCGTCCTGGCCGCCGCGGGCGCCGCGATTCCTGACGCCGTAGATCCCGCGCTACTCAGCGCCATTCGGGTGGCTATCGCCACCGTGCAGACCGCGGGCTACGCCCCTAACGCGGTCCTGCTCAACCCCGCCGATTGGGCCGCCCTTGATATTGCCGTCATGGTGGAGTCGGTGGCCGGTCCGCAGCGGGTGGCCACGTATTGGGGACTCACCCCGATTCCGTCGGTGGCCCAGCCCGTCGGGACCGCCGTCGTAGGCGATTTCCGTTCCGCCCTCACGCATTACACGCGGTCCCAGATCTCGCTCTACATCACCGACAGTCACGCCGATACGTTCCTGTCGAACGTCTTTACGATCCTGGCGGAGCGCCGATCCAAGACCGTGCTGATTCGCCCGGCCGCGCTGTGTGAGGCCAAGACAGCATGAGTGAGACACCCGAAACCCCTTACGTGCCACCGTTTACCGGCGACACCGACAAGCCCGCGCCCGAGCCCGACAAGCCCGCGCCCGAGCCCGAGCGGGAGCCCCGGCACGCCACCAAGTCCGCCCCGCCCCCCGAGGGCAAGACGTGAGCGAAACCAAGTGCGCCAACGTCCCGACGGTCGCGGACTGTCGGGCGTGGGCGGACCTCGGGGATTCGTTCACCGACGCCGATATCCAGCAGATACTCGACGCCGAATATGACGAACAGGCCCGAGTCCTCGACGTGGACACGGACGCCGAGGGGGGGTGCGTCTGGCCGCCTGCCCTCTGCCGTTCGTTGCTCCGCCGCGTCCAGCGGGAGTGCGCCGCCCGCGCCCTGCCCCTCGGGTTCGCCTCGGATCTCGCCGCCGAGTTCGGCCCCGTGCAACTCGCCGCGTGGGATGCCGAGGTGGCCCGCCTAGAGGCCACCTATGCCGGGCATGTGATCGCGTGACCACCGCCCGCGCCGCCGTGGTGGAGGCCCTGGCAACGGTGCCGGGGCTTACCCCCTCCGAGTCCATGCCGAACACTCCGGGCCGTGGGTCCGCGTGGCCGGTGTGGGCCGAGTCCCGTTACCGGGAGGGCAAACTCTCCCGGCCCCTGACTCACACGTATGAGGTCCGGGTGGTCCTGCCCTCGGGGTACCACCCCGAGACGGTGGACGCCGCCGACGGGCTGCTAGAGGTCCTCATGGGCGCGCTAGCCAAAGTCGGGACCGTGGACGCCGCCCAGCCCGTGTCGATTGTCTTTGAGCCCAACCAAACTGCCCTCCCCGGTGTGACGGTCCGCCTCACCGTGGCCATTTGTTAGAGAGGTAATCGCCATGGCCTACGAAACCGCCAAACTCGGTCCGGGCACCCTGACGATTGGGGCCACCGGCTCCGAGATCGACGCGTCATGTCTGCTCAATAACGGGACTATCGCCATGAGTAAAAACGAGTCGGATAGCACGACGAAACTGTGTGGCGACGTTCGCCCCGGAACCGTGACCTACACCTATGCCCTGTCCGGCAACGTGGACACCGACGTGGCCACCGCCGCCGGGCTGTTCCAACTCTCCCAGGACGCCGCGGGCACCGAGCAAGGCTTTACGTTCACGCCCTCGACCGAGGCCGGGACCACCGCGACGGGGACACTCGTGATCGACCCCCTCGATTTCGGGGCGGGCGAAATGGGCGCGGACCTCACAAGCGATTTCGAGTGGTCCATCGTCGGTAAGCCGACCTACACCTACGGCCCCGGCGCGCTCGCCGCGTCCGCATCCGAGCCCGTGGGGGCCGGTGTCTAGTGGCCACTACCGTTCAGGTCCGGGGCGCCCGTGAGTTGCGGGCGTCGTTGCGCCGCGCCGGGCTCGACGTGGCAGACCTGAAAGAGGCGAACGCCGCCGCCGCCTCGACCGTGAGCGCCGCCGCACAGATCAAGGCCCCCCGAGTGTCGGGGACCCTGGCGGGGACGGTCCGCGGCAACCGGGCGGTATCCATGGCCGTGGTGAGGGCGGGCCGGGCCGGGGTGCCGTATGCCGGGGTTATCCATTGGGGGTGGCCGCGCCGCAACATTCGGGCTAACCCGTTCCTCGTGGACGCCGCCCACGACACCGAACCGACGTGGATCGTGGCCTACTACAAAGCCGTTCAGCGTGTCCTAGATCAAGTGAGAGGCGCATAGGCCCATGGCAGATTACAAACTGTCCTCCCCCCGGCTCCGGGTCCTCCGGGGCTCCCTCGACGCCCCCGAGGTGATTGAGGTGCAGACTCTCAACCCGGACCTGATCGCGTGGGACATGACCCGCGGCAAGCATCACTGGCCCGAGTTGAAAGAGGCCCCATTCAAGTGGCTCACGTTTATCTCGTGGCACGCGGTCCGCCGGGAGGGCCGCCTCCCCGCGGACGTGACCTACGAAGCGTGGGAGGCGTCCACGCTCGACGTGGCCAACCTCGACACCGACGAGGACGGGGAGGACACCACCGGGGCGGACCCTTTCCCACCGGCTCCCGAGCCCGGCTGATCTGCGAGATAGCGGACGTGTACGAAATCGGCATCCCGCCGCCGTGGTGGTGGGACGCCGACGATCAAGTGATAGCAACGATTTTGGATCTGTTGGGGGAGCGGGCGGAGAGAGTCCGGGCCGCGAACCGTAGGAGGTGAGGGCCCGGTGGCTAAGTCCGCGATTCTTGCTATCAAGATCCTCACCGACTACTCACAAGCCCAGGCCGGGCTCAACAAGGCCGCCACCGGCGTGGACAAGTTCGCCGCCGGGATCAAAAAGGCCGCCATACCGGCCGGGATCATCGGCGGGGCCGTCCTGGCGTTCGCAAAAACCACCGTGGACGCCGCCTCCCGCACCGAGCAGGCAATGGGGGCAGTCGAATCCGTGTTCGGCCGTAACGCCGATCAGGTCAAGGCATGGAGCAAGACAAGCGCCGACGCGGTGGGACTCTCCCAGGCCGCCTACCTCGAAATGGCGTCAGTCACGGGCGCCCAACTAAAGGGCATGGGCGTCCCCCTCGACCAGGTGACCTCGCAGACGAACGACCTAATCAAAATGGGCGCCGACCTCGCCGCCCAACC